ATGACAGATACTATTGCTCTGCGCTCTGTGATTGCAGAATCCGGGCTCAAATACAAAGCACTGGCCGAGATTATGGGCTTGTCGCCTTATACTTTGCAAATGAAGATCGACAACGAGTCCGAGTTCAAGGCCAGTGAGATTGACGCCTTGGCAAATGCTCTTGGCATGGATATGCAGCAGCGCGATTCCATCTTTTTTTGCCGAAAAAGTGGAATTCAATTACACATCCACTCATTTCAAAGGAGGTCAACCCAAAAGGACGGTGAGAAAATGACCTTTGCGCAATTTAAAAAGGCCATTCCCGGCATCAAACGCAAGATGCAGGGATGGCCTTACAAGGTAATCATTGTTGATGGACCGCAGGGACCTACCGGCAAAACCACTGCCGCAAAGATCCTGCGAGATCAGGGACTACCCGTCTACGAGGACTGGGAAGTTCTGCACATCACTTTGGATGCTTTATTGCCAGAATGGCAGGAGAACGCTAAGAAACGTTAAATGTCCAGTTTACCGCTTCTCGATTTTCAGTCCGATAGCCAGCCTTTAGCATTGCGCCCTTGAATGCGCCGTTGGTAAAATACGAGTTTTGGCCGGGCGCAAGCTGCACCAAATGCTTTAGCGTTCCAGAACCGCTTTTGGGATTGATGGACTTGATAGGCTTTAGATTATGCAAAATCCAGTCCAGAAGCAATTTCTGCCGTTCTGCCGGCAGTGCATCAAACTCATAAGAATCGTCTGCCATAATATCACCTCCCTTCTGCCCTATTCTACCGCAGAAGGGATCCACCCACAAGGAGGTCAACCCACATGAACGACAACAAAAAGCCCGGCGAACCGCTGGAACCGGAACGCTGGGCGCTGAAGAATGCCTCGACTGAGCAGCTCGTTACAGAACTATCCAGTCGAGAAGGTGTGGCATCTTACCGTGTCGAGCCGTATCAGTTCAAAACAGTAAATGCCGAGGGGCCCGCACTTGTTTTTGTCGTCACCGATTAAGCAATGCGGCTATACGGATACACGTTACGAATATAAGCATGGAAATACTTACCGTGCGAGGAAGCGGCCATCAGCCCTTGATAGACACTTTCCGGCACACCGGTGTATTCGTAAATGCGTCCGCCGTGGAATGCGATGCAAAGAACACCATTCTCATAGCCAACGCTTTCCAGATTCGACGAAGAAACAGGAATCATCTGCATAATTTTCACCTCCCTTCTCGCTTAAAGTATAGCGCAGAAGGGAGCCACCCACAAGGAGGTGAACCACAATGAACGACAACAAAAAGCCCAGCGAACCTGTGGAAGAGGAACGTTGGGCGAAAATCTTTAGCTAAGTGCTCAACCAAAAAAATCAGATATCAAAGCAAACACCAACAAAAGTTTTCCCAAGCGGCGTTAGCCGAACAATGCCCTTATCAAAGTCCAGTGATTGCACTTTTCTATCGTTGGCCTTTGCTTCGGAGGCTTTCATTTGGAGCAAATCGCTTTCCAATATATCTCTTAGTTCATTTTTGATAAATGCATCGTACAATTTTTTATCCAATAGCCAACAGTCATAGCGAATTTCTATCAATCCTTGTCGTTCTAGTGAACTTAAAGATGTGGCTTGAAGTTCGATATCTGTGGCATGAATCATCTTAGGATTCCTTAAAAAGCAATTTGTAAACGCAACCCTTTCGCCGTTGTTCTCCAAAGTGTACTTATACCTTGCAATGGGAAGAGTTTGGTCGTTTTTGAATAGTTCCAAATTTTCAGCGTCCAAAGGAGACATCTGTGCAATCATAGCTGAAAAGGAAGGATGTACCTGACTTTGATATCTTATATCCGCAGAGTTTGCGAGCAGATTTTGAAACATCTTTCGGATTTGCGGCTCTTCCATGCAAAACTTAGCGTTTTCAATTGCTGGGCCTACTACTTGCAGACGAGGCTCAATCAAGCACTCCGCTGGTTTATCCTCAAGTTTTTTATTCAGCTCATCTTTAAACATCTGCAAGTCATGTTCTTGCCGAATCCGCTGTTTTTCCGCAGAAAAATGCACTCTGCTCGTCACAAGACTTAGTAAATCACCGAAAAAGCCACCCAGTTCATTTGCGCTTGGTTTTAGAAGGGCCTTTACCGGTTCATCAACGCAACTCGGCACTGCATTGATATTGAAGGTGTTTCCCTCACTTTTTTCATCACTCATGATCTCATTCCTTTCTTTTGGAGGTTCCATGGACAAAGTCATTCTAGTTTTTAAGATACTCGTCACAGAGCAAAAAGTCAAATTTTATACGACGATTTGCTCTATTTGCGAAAAAATCGAACGTCATCTTGAAATCAATCGAAAATAAGGAGGCACCCAACCACCATGAACGACCTACAGATTTTCTCCAACCCCGAGTTCGGGCAGGTGCGCACCGTCGAGATCGACGGCCAGCCGTGGCTGGTCGGCAAGGACGTTGCCGTGGCTCTGGGATACAAAAATCCTCGGGATGCTATCACTCGTCACGTTGACACCGAAGATAAGGATGTCGTGAAACACGACACCCCCTCCGGCGAGCAGGAAATGCTCATCATCAACGAGTCCGGGCTGTACAGCCTGATCCTGAGCAGCAAGATGCCGAAGGCCAAGGCGTTCAAGCACTGGGTCACCGGTGAGGTGCTGCCCGCCATCCGGAAGAACGGCGTGTACGAGAGCGTGAAAGCCCGGCAACACATTGAGCAATTGGAAACCACCAACGCACAGCTAAATGCAGCCATCAACGCCGTAGGTCATGCAAAAGCCGACCTGGCCGACGTCATCAGTCTGCGGAATGACTTCATCGAGCACCGCAACAACTACAAGGCCAAGTTCATACAGGCCAAGGCCGATTACGGTAAGGTATGTGACAGCCTGCGGCAAGCTGAAAGCCTTGTGCAGCAGGCGCAGGCCAATCTAGACAGCCGCATCGACCAGTTGAGGATCATCGCCTTTGGCCTGCCTGGCTTTGATGAGGTGATGCAGACCGCGCTGGAAAGCGCCGCAGCCGAAAAGAAATAAAGGAGGTTATTATGGCACGCAAAGCAAAAGCCGTCCCGGAGACCCCGTTCATGAACGTCAAGGACGCCGCCCGCGTCACGGGGCTGTCGGAGTGCAACCTGCGCAAGCAGCTGAAGGAGGGCAACATCCCCCACATCATGTCCGGCCGCTGCATCAGGATCAACGTCCCTGCCCTGCTGCGGCAGATGGACGCCGTAAAGTGAAAGGAGATCCCCATGAAAAAACTGAACGCCGTCACCCTTGCCGGGTTTGCCCTGTGCGGCTTTCTGCTGGGCATGAAAGCCCTCGGCCTTGCCGAGGCGGGCATCACCCTGCTGCTGATAGTCTGGGGCGGCTACGCCTACGGTGCCGCTGCCGCCCGCGCCCCGCTGGTGCTGTACGCCGTGCTTGGCACAGCGGCAGCCCTCGGCCTTACCCTGTACGAGCTGCACCGCGAGAACCAGCAGTACAAGCGCAGCGCAAAGCGGCAGAAGGTGCACCAGCAGCCGCAGCACACCGTCAAACCCGCCAACCGCAGAAAGGCGGGTTGACCATGGCTGATACAAACCCTTACACCTCCACCCGCATCTGCGAGGACTGCGGCAAGGTGATAGTCAACGTCTACCACGCCAAGCGGTTCTGCCCGGAATGCGCCGAGAAGCGTCACCGCGCCAGAACGGCAGCGTGGTGGGCAAAAAAGAAGGATGAGATCAGCAGCCCCTACCCCAAGGAAGAAACTGCCGCCCAGCGCATCAGGAACGCCGAGGAGCGGGACGCCGCCTTCCGGGCAGACTGCCGGGCAGCGGACGCCGCCGGGCTGAGCTACGGCAAGTATATGCTGCTGAAAAACAAACAGGCCTGCCCGTGCGCCAACACGGACAAGCCCAAAAGGTGATGGAATTTGCAAGTCCCATCACCCCGATGATATCACATTTTCGGAGGTTTTTACAAGAACAATGTTGACCGAAACACAAAAATCGCTGCTGGGCTACGTCCGCAGCGTGCCGGAATGGCAGTCTGCCATGATCTACGAGCAGCTGGCAGTGCTCAACACCAGCGCATCCAGGCTTGCCGCTGCAACGGCTTATCTCGAGCAGGGCTTTGCGGACGGTAAGCTCCGCCCGGATCGGTATTATGTGCAGGACCGCATCTATCGCAAAGACCAGAACACCGACCTGTTGCAGAACACGGCATCCACCATTGGACAGGCTCTGGCGGCGCTGGAGGTGCTGGCAGTCCTCTCGGATACCTTCCAGCAGGATCTGCAGCACAGCGCACAGTTTGCCCATGGTCTTTACTACAACGAGCTGGAAAAGCTCTGCACCAAACACGGTTATACACAGGAGGTAGCATTATGAAAGGAATCCTGATCGAGCCGGGCAAAGCCCCGGTAGTCACCGCCCTGCCGGACACGTTGCAGGGCATCGAGGCGCTGTTGCAGTGCCCCTGTGAGCAGAAGGTACTGCCCCGCACCCCGGCGGTGCTGGTGTACCCCATCTATGGCCGGGGTCTGAACCGCATCTACCGCGGGCAGAAGATCTACGGCACTATCCTGTGCTACGGCTGGAAAAACAACACCCTCCAGCCCCTGCGCACCGCATTGCAGACCGAGATGCTGAACCGCCTGAAGGATACGGAGGTAAGGGTATGACCACCTATATCTGCAAATGCGGACGGCGAGTGAAGAAATCCACCGATGCCAGTACCACTGGCAACCGCCTATCCGGCTATGCACCCGGCCATGAGTGCTGGGGATGCCCCTACGCCATGCCATACGGAAACTATCAATGGGATGAAAGTACTAGAACTGTCCGCCGGGAGACTCAGGGCTACGAATGCCGGATGAGCAAGACCCTCACCTATGCGTCAGAGTTCGCTGGCTCTATCAAGGATAAATGCACTTGTCGAGTGCATAGTCTGGACTTCGACTTTCTGTCTCAGGTCTCCGCATGGATCAAAGACACTTATCCAGACAGAGAGATTTTTGGCTCGTTTTCCAAAGATATTCGTGCATCGGACTATGGATCCGATGGCCGTTACTGCCTAACTATCACCTGCACCCAGAATCTGAAAGGCGTTGCCGCAAAAAGAGAGCTGCTTGGTCAGTTCTTTACTCCGAATGGTAGCCGCAAGGACATGACACCGCAGCAGGAAATGGAAAAGATTCTTGCTGACATCAAAAAAGCAAAGGAGATTTTCTCATGTACACCTGCCCAGAATGCGGATGCTGCTGTGACTACGGCAGAGAATGCTGTCCCGACTGCCACAGCGGCAACGCCGACCACCTCGGAGAGCGGGGCGGATGCAAGCGCATCGACCCCCGCGACATCCCTGCAGAACTGCGAATCGGTCCCTGCCGCATCGGCGGGCGGTTCTTCTGTGCCGATGCCTTCGGCACCCGGTTTTGACTTTTCCGCTCTGGGCGAGCTGTCCGAACAGGCCGTGGCGACCGATCAGCAGTTCGATCTGCACTACGGCACCGCGCAGGATGAATACCTCATTTCCTGCATCTACGTTGCCAAAATGCACGCCCTGACGGCCAAGGCTGGCCGCTATGGCGGCGGTACATGGACAAAGTGGTATGAGAGCAAGGGCATGAGCAAATCCATCGTCTGGAATATGCTGCAAACAGGTGAAGGTTTTAAAGGTTCAACTGTTGAACAATTAACTTCAATCCCTGAACTTTCCCGCAAGGACCTGAACCTGATCGCCCGCTCCGGCTGTGCCGAACAGCTCACCGCAGCCGCCGGGGACAGCCAGCGGGTACAGGAGCTGCTGGCCCAGCTCAAAGCCGAGAAAGAGCGCGCCGATGCTGCCGAGAAGTCCGCTCAGAACGCCCGCAAGGAAAATGCCTATTTCAAGGAGCTGGTGAAAAGCGCCGAAGCCCAGACCTCTAAGGACGCGAAAAAGCGGGAAGAAGCAGAAAGCCGCTACGAATCCGCTCTTGCCGACATCAGCGGCCTGAAAGAGCAGAACGCCCAGCTGAAAGAGCGCGCCGACTCTGCCGAAGCCCGGGAGGAGGAAGCGTGGAGCCAGCGCGAAAAGGCCGAGCAGCACGCCAAGGACGCGGAAGCTGCCCTCAAGCACCAGCCTATCGCCACCGTGGTGGACAAGGAGGAAGTCCGGCGGCAGGCAGAGGAACTATCCCGGCAGGCCAAGGAGAACGCCCACAAGGCTGTGCAGGAGGCGCAGGCGCAGACCGCTGAGGCACAGGCGCGGCTGCGGCAGTTCCAGCAGGCCGCGGATGGGTATCTTGCCCCGGAGCAGGTCTGTGCCCAGCAGGCACAGATGATCGCGGATTCCATGCGCACCATGTATCTGGGCTGGTTTGGCAAAGCAGCCGCCACCGGCTGCCCGCTGGCACAGATGGCTACGCCGCTGTATGCCCTGTGCGGGGAGATCATGTCCTCGCTGGAAGACGATACATCCATTGATCCCACCGCCGCAGGCAGTGTGGAGGACGCAGAACGGGAGGCGTTGTTTGAATGACATTTTCTACAAAAGCATTGCTCCGGCTGATGAAGCAGAGCTACAAGGGCGGCGGGCTGAAAGTGCTGCGCGCCGAGGTTTCCCTGCGGGACTGTTTTCTGGTATCCGGGGCCGGCTGGGCGCTGCTGATCCCCAAAGAAAAGTGCCCCGGCGAGATCACCGGGCAGCTGGTGGCATGGCTGGCCGATATGCCCCGCATCGGGGACGGTAGCTGGCTGGTAAAGGGCTACGACCCACAGCCCATGGAAGCCGCCGAAAAAGCCGCCTGCGTGCAGGAACACACTGCCGGGGTCTATACGCTGGGGCTGAAACTGCTGCCCCTGCGTACCGAAACGGACGTACTGGTGCAGCTGGGCGACAAGACTGTGGCCGCACTGGAACAGCTTGCCGCCGATGTGGTAAGCCCCGGGCTGAACATGGGCGCTTTTGACCCCGGTGCCCGGGTCGCCCGCTGGCAGGACGAGGAGACCGAGGCTCAGTTCTGGGCCTGCAACGATATCGGCAGCGTGCCCGAAAACGCCCGGACGGCAGCCGCAGGCTGCAACGTCTGGGAAAATTGAAAGGAGAACTATTATGGTAGACATTACCCTTGCCACCCGTGAAAAATCCAAACTGCGCATCGCGCTGGCCGGCGTATCCGGCGGCGGCAAAACGCTGGGTGCCCTGCTGCTGGCGGCAGGTCTGACCGGCGGCGATTTTTCCAAGGTATGCCTCATTGATACCGAGCACCGGCGCGGCCTTTTGTACGCAAACCGCAGCGATCTGGGCATCGGGCAGTTTTATCACATCGAGCTGAAAGCCCCCTACTCCCCGGATCACTACAAGGAGGCCGTGGATGCCGCCGTCAAAACGGTAGGGCCGGAGGGCGTTGTCATCGTGGACAGCCTGTCCCATGCGTGGAGCAACGCAGGCGGCGTGCTGGAGATCAAGGCAGGCATCGCGGCGCAGCCCGGCAAAAACAGCTATACTGCGTGGGACGAGGCAGGCCGCATTCAGAACGACTTTATCAACTATCTGTTGTCGGTCAACTGCCACACCATCTGCACCCTGCGGGTCAAGCAGGACTATGTGCTCACCGAGAACGACCGCGGCAAGCAGGTGCCGGTCAAGGTAGGTCTTGCCCCAGTGCAGCGGGACGATGTGGAGTATGAGTTCGACATCATGTTCAACATCGGGCGGGACCATATCGCCGCCACCAGCAAGGACGTGACCTTTCTGGACGGGTTCAACGCGGTCATCACCCCGGAGCTGGGCAGACAACTGGCCGCATGGGCAGACGAGGGCAAGGAGCCTGTCCGGTGCGAGGAATGCGGGAGTTTAGTCGCCGCTACCGGCAAAATGACCATCGAGCAGCTGGCAGGTTACACCCGCGAGCACTACGGCAAGTGCCTGTGCTCCGCCTGTGCCGTCAAGGCAGAGCGTGCTCGCCGTGCTGCCGAAAAGAAGGAACAGGAGGCCGCCCATGAAGCCCAGTGACGACCGTGTCCGCCGGAAAAAGGACAAGCTCCAGCAGGCGCGCAACGCCCGGGGCAAGGTGTGGCAGGACGACCTATTGGAGAGCCTTTGCGGCATCCCCGGCGCATGGGCGCGGCAGTGGCCTGCGGACTGGGCTGGGCAGCCCTATGATATCGAGGCCACCATCGAGGGGCGCAGCCGGGGCATCGAGTGCAAGCATATCGCCAAAGGCAACCTGCCCTTTTCCGCCTTCCGTCCCAACGAGGTGGAGAACCTTTCCCGCAAGGAGGATGCAGGCGGCATCGCGGTGGTGGCGGTGCGCCGGGACAGCCCCGCCGTGGACTGCTTTTTCCCGTGGTACTACATCCGCGACCGCATCGAGAGCGGCGAGCGCGGCAGCGTAAAGCTGGAAGGTCTGCCCACAGAGCTGCAGGCGGTGCTGGAGGTGGTGCATCCGTGATCTACACGCTGGACGGCGAGCTGCACCTCTCCGATGTACCCGCCCCGCTGCTGCATCAGCTGATCCGGGAACTGACCGTACCCAACCCCCGCTATACCAATGCGGTGCGTCTGGGTCGCCCTACTTGGAACATCCCCCAGACCGTGATGCTGTACGAGATCCGTGGCAACGCGCTCACCTTGCCCCGGGGCATGGCGGAGGAGGTCTGGCGGCAGCGCCCTGCGGGCACCGTGGCGCAGGACAAGACCTTAAAGGGCGAGCCGTGCGCCTTTGATACCTCCCGCTTTGCCCTGCGGGACTACCAGCAAAAAGCGGTCAATGCGGCGCTCTCCTGCCAGTGGCATCAGGGGGTGCTGGTCGCGCCCTGCGGTGCGGGCAAGACCGAGATCGGCATGGCGCTCATTGCCCGGCTGGGGCGGCCTGCCCTCTGGATCACCCACACGCTGGATCTGGCACAGCAGGCGCTGGAACGTGCCCAGCTGCGGCTGGGACTGAACGACCGGGAAGCCGCTGTCCTCTCCGGCAAAAGCAAGCGCTGCGGCACCAAGCTGACCATCGCCACCGTACAAAGCCTGTACCGCATGGAGCTGGACGAGCTTTCCCGCACGGTGGGCGTGGTCCTTGTGGACGAGTGCCACCATGTGGTCAACAACCCCGAGCAAGCCAGTATGTTTGCCGCCGTGCTCCGCTGCCTGCCCGCCCGGTACCGCTTTGGGCTGACCGCCAGCGACCAGCGCAGCGATGGACTTGGTGACACCATCTTTCAGGTGCTGGGGCCGCGTGTGGCCGTCATTCCGCCCGAACAGCTGGACAGCATCACCCTGACCCCGCAGGTGGAGTGCATTCCCACCGCCTTTGTGTACACGCCCCGCGCCAACGAGCAGCCCATCGACTACGTCCGGCTGATGCGCCACATGGCAGAGGATGCGCCCCGCATGGCACTGCTGTGCACCGTGCTGAACCGTGCCGTCACCCAGGGCACCAGCTGGCTGGTGCTGGCGGCATCGCTGCACATTTTGGAGCAACTGTACCGGTACGCGCTGGATTTGGGTCTTTGTGCCGAGTTCGTCTGCGGTTCCACCAAAAAATCCCAGCGCACTGCCGCCCTCGCCCGTATGAAGGACGGCCAGTCCCGCATCCTGTTCGCCACCTATCAGCTGGCAAAGGAAGGGCTGGATATCCCCCGGCTCGACCGTCTGGTGCTGGCAACGCCCACCCGCAACAAGGTCATCGTACAGCAGAGCATCGGCCGCATCCAGCGCCCTGCCCCCGGCAAGACCGGGGCACTGGTACTGGATATCGTAGACGAGCACACCCCGCAGCTTCTGGCGCAATACAAACAGCGCCGGACTTTATACAAAAAAATGAACATTCAGAAAAAGGAGCAAGAACATGAGTGAACTGAACTACGCATCCGCCCTCGCCGCACTGGACAACGATTTTGCCCAGGCCAACGCCCAGACCGGCAACAGCAGTGTGCCGGTGGGGCGGTATAACGCCATCCTCAAGGAGGCAAAGATCGTGCCCCGCAACGGCGGCGGGCTGTCGGTGAGCATCAGCTTTGTGGTGACCGACGGCGCATACAAGGGCCGCTACGCCTTTACCAGCTACGGCCTGCACAAGAACGGCCTGCCCTACTTCAAGGGCTTTTTGCAGATGATCCAGCTGCCGCTGACCCGGCTCTCTGATCTGGAAAAGGCTCTGCCGATGTTCCCGGGGCACCGCTGCGTCATCAACGTGCAGCAGGACAAAAAAGACCCCCAGTACACCCGCACCTATGTGGACCGCTACCTATCTGGCAGAATACCTGAGCACCCCCGCGCAGCCTGCCGCGCAGGATGATTTTGCGGAAGTGAACGAGCCGGATGACTTCCCGTTCAACTAAGGAGGTGCCCATGCTCGGACAGTTCCCGCAGTCCTTGAAAGAGGACCGCCGCTGGGTCTGCTTCGATGCCCAAAAGCACCCCATCGACCCCGCCACCGGGCAGAACGCAAAGCCCAACGACCCCGCAACATTGGGCACGCTGGAAGCGGCGCAGGCCGCTGCCTCCCGCTACGGTCTGCGCGGCGTGGGGGTGCTGCTGGGACAGGGGCTCTGCGGCATTGATATCGACCATTGCCGGGACCCTTCCACCGGCAGTCTCTCGGAGATGGCAGCACAGATCATCGACCAGATGCAGACCTATACCGAAGCCAGCCCCAGCGGCACCGGGGTGCATCTGCTGTTCTGGGGCAAAAAGCCGGACGGCCCCTGCCGCAAAAGCAGCATCGGGCTGGAGATGTACGATGGCGGACGGTACTTTACCGTTACCGGCAATGCACTGAACCGCTGCCCCATCGAGGAGCGCACCGCAGCCTGCGCTGCCATCCATGCGCAGTATCTGGCAAAGCCGGAACCGCCCCGTGTCCCTGCCCCGGCAGCCGTCTGGAAAACAGTAGACCGCCCGGACGAGGAGCTAATCCAGACCGCCTGCGCCGCGAAGGACGGCGAGCGGTTTGCCGCCCTGTATGCCGGTGACTGGCAGGCCTACTACAACAGCCACAGCGAGGCCGACCTGAGTTTTGCAAACCTGCTGGCATTCTGGTTTGGGGCAGACCTCCAGCGCATGGACCGGGTGTTCCGTTCCTCCGGGCTGATGCGTCCCAAGTGGGATCAGCGCCGGGGTGCCAAAACCTACGGACGCGCCACCCTGGAACGGGCGGTGCAGGATTGTCAGGAAGTCAGTCTACTGCCCCGCCCCGCAGCCGGACCGCGCCGCCTTTGCAGACCAGGACGAGGCATTGCAAGCGCTCAACGCCAAGTACAACGCCCCGCCGGACACCGCCCCGGCTCCCGGCGCAAAGACCTACTCGCTGGACGATACCGGCAACGCCCGGCGCTTTCGCGATCAGTACGCCGACCGGGTGCGCTACAATCCCACAGACAAGTGCTGGCTGGTGTGGGACGGCATCCGCTGGCAGCGGGACGACCTTGCCAGCATCAAGCGGCTGGCAGATGAGATGCTGGATCAGATGGAAAGAGCCTGCTTTGGCATCCGGGACGGCAACACCGCCGCCGCAATGCGCCGCCATGTGCAGAAAAGCCGCTCCTCCCGCAGCAAGGAAGCCTTTCTCAAGGAAGCGCAGCACCTGCCCGGCATCCCCATGCTGCCGGAGCAGTTCGACCGCAGCCGCGGCCTGCTGAACCTGAAAAACGGCATTCTGGATCTGGGCAAGGGCAAGCTGCTGCCCCATGACCGGGAAAAATACATCACCCGTCTGGCGCAGGTGGAATACCAGCCGGATGCCGCCGCCCCCACATGGGAGGGCTTCATCCGGTCCATCACCGGCGGCGACAGGGCGCTGGCAGAGTACCTGCAGGTCATGCTGGGCTACTGCATCAGCGGCTCTACCCGGGAGCAGTGCATGTTCTTTTTGTACGGGGACGGTGCCAACGGCAAAAGCACCTTTCTGGAAACGCTGGCAAAGCTGCTGGGCGACTATTGCATGAACGCGCAGGCCGATACCATCACAAGCGCCCGCAGCCGCTCCTCCGGTGCCGCCCGCAGTGATGTGGCACGGCTGAAGGGTGCCCGCCTTGTCACCATCGAGGAGGGCGACCAGGGCGCCATGCTGGACGAGGGTCTTGTCAAGCAGATGACCGGCGGCAACACCATCACTGCCCGCTTTCAGTACGGCAAGGAATTCGAGTTCCGCCCGGAGTTCAAGCTGATGGAAGCCACCAACCACCTGCCCCGCATCCACGGCACAGACCTTGGTATCTGGCGGCGCATCCGGCTGGTGCCCTTTACCCAGTGCATCCCGCCGGAAAAGCAGGACATCCTGCTGCCGCAAAAGCTGGAAGCCGAGCTGCCCGGCATCCTGAACTGGGCGCTGGAGGGTCTGCGCAAGTGGCTGGCCAACAGTCAGGGCGGCAAACGGCACGGTCTGCCGGTATGCCCTGCCGTGGACGATGCCGTAAACGCCTACAAGCAGGATCAGGACCGCATCGCCGCCTTTCTGGCCGACTGCACCGAACCCGCCCCCGGACAGACCGTGCAGGCAAGCGTGCTGTTCCGCACCTATCTGAACTGGTGCGCCGACAATAACGAAAAGTGGCGCATGGCCAACAAGCAGTTTGGCGTGGAGGTCAAAAAGCACTGTACCATCCGCAAAGGGCGGTACTACTTTGAGTATGTGGATCTTGCCCTGTCGGACGAGGGGCTGCGGTGCCTGGCACTGAACCGCGGCAGCGAACCCTCCGCGATGCCCGCCCGGACGGCTCCGCTGTACCAGCAGACCCGCCTGAAAAACTGACCGTGTGGTGGGTGTGGTGGCAGAGGTGGCGTTTCCCAGACTTTTTACTATTTATTTTTTGTTTTACATCCGGGGAGTTCTTAAAAACAGCCATCTATCCACCACTCCCACCACAGAAAGGAGATACCCAAGTTGACCTACGAAGAAAAAAAGGCGTGGCTCTGGCGGTACCGGTCGGCAAAGCGGTTCGAGCTGCTGCGTCTGGACGAGGTAGCAACGCTGGAAGCAGAAGCCCGCCGCACCACCCAGCGCTATTCTGCCCTGCCCGGCGGCAGCGGGGACGGGCAGACGCTGCCCCGCTGCGTGGAGCGCATCGACGAAGCCCGCCGCGCCGCCGAGGCGCAAGCCGCCGTCTGCGACGCCATCCGTGCCGAGATCATGGCGGCGTTCCGGCAGCTGGGCAACGAGGTGGACTTCATGATCCTGTTCCGGCGCTATATCCTGCTGGAGGACTGGGGCGAGATTGCTTATCACGTCCGGCTCTCCCGCAGTCAGGTGTTCCAGCACCACAGCGCCGCCGTGAAACGCCTTGACCCCAAAAGTCCGGACGAAACCGGACTTGACCGGACTTGATAATGCTGTCAACCCCTGTTAGAATTTAAGCTGTACAAGAGCCCGCAGGAAAGGTTTGCTTACGCCCTTCTCCCTGCGGGCTTTGTGCTGCCCGGCTGACACAGAGGATCACCTTTACTACCCAACAGCCTGAATGTACCAGCCGGGTGTTTTTGAATATCCTGCCGTCCGCAAGGGCGGCTTTTTTACACCCTGATGATAAGAGAGGTGGTGACGTGGCCAACAAGGAGAATCTGATTCCATTCAATGAGCGGACAGAGAGTGAACAGAGAGAGATCGCAAAGCAGGGCGGCATCGCCTCTGGGCGGGCACGCCGCCGTAGACGCAGCATGAAGGAAGCCGCCGACTACTACTTGAGCCTGCCGGAGACCGACCGCCGCACCGTGAATCGACTGCTGCGGGATGCCATCGACCCGGAGGATATCGATAACCAGATGGCCGTTGTGGCGGGTATTGCCGCGCAGGCCAAGCGGGGTGACGCAAGAGCCGCCAGCGTGCTGCTGAAGATGCTGGGCGAGGATGCCCCGCAGGAGGATGCAGTCACTGATCAACTGGCAAAAGCGCGCAAGATCCTGGGAGGTGTGGACAGTGCCATTGACTGAACACCAGCAGGAATTTCTGCGCAACTGCTCCCACCGCTGGAACATCAAGACCGGCGCCACACGTTCCGGCAAGACCTATCTGGACTGCGCCGTCACCATTCCGCAGCGGCTCTGTGCTGCCAGGGGCGAGGGGCTTTGCGTCATGCTGGGCAACACGCTGGGCACACTGGAACGCAATGTACTGGAGCCCATGCGTGCCCTTTGGGGGACTGAACTGGTGGGCATCGTGCGCACCTCGGCATCCGGCAATATCGTGCAGCTGTTTGGCCGCAAGGTATATGTGCTGGGAGCCGACAACAAAAAGCACATTGCCCGCATTCAGGGCGCGGCGTTTGAGTACGCCTATGGGGACGAGATCACTACATGGGACGAGGGCGTGTTCCAGATGCTGAAAAGCCGTCTGTCCTGCCCGCACTCCCATTTTGACGGCACCTGCAACCCGGAAAGCCCGCAGCACTGGTTCAAAAAATTTCTGGACAGTGATGCCGATATTTACTGTCAGGCCTACACCATCGACGACAACCCTACCCTGCCGCCGGCGTTCGTGGCAAGTCTCAAGCAGGAGTATGCCGGCACCGTTTATTACAATCGCTTCATCCTCGGCCAGTGGTGTGCCGCCAACGGCATCATCTACCAGCCCTTTGCAGACAGCATTGTCGCCGGGGACGGCCGCTTTTTATGGCCTGCAAAACAGACCTGCACTCCATGGCGTATCCATATCGGGGTGGACTTTGGCGGCAATGGTTCCCGGCACGCCTTTGTGGCAACCGGCATCCTGCCGCTCTATGCAGGCGTGGTGGGTCTGGCTTCCCAGCGGGTAGACCCCAGAGGACAGGACGCAGACTACCTTGCCGCGCAGCTGATTGCATTCTGCACTGCAGTGTTCGCCCGGTACGGCGAGATCCACTATATCTTCTGCGACAGCGCTGAACAGACCCTTATCAACCATATCCGTGCCCGGCTGCGTGCCTGCCCGCTTTTCTGGCTGGCTGACCGGGTAAACAATTCCGCAAAGATCACCATTATCGACCGCATTCGCCTGACGTCCATTCTCATGGGCGGCGGGCGTTTCTGGTATATGCCGGAAGCCGTCTCCCTGCGAGATGCGCTGGCTGCCGCTCTGTGGAGCCAGAAGCACCCCGGCACAGACGAGCGGCTGGACGACGGCACCACCGACATTGGCACACTGGATACGTTCGAGTATACCATCGAACGCGATTACAAGAGGTTTACTTCCCGATGAACGTTACTGCCTTTATCGCCTACCTGAACAATACGAAAGGCCTGCATCTGGATGCCGCCTACTATGGCCGCATCGAGACCTGGCGGCAATGGTGGCAGGGCGATGTGCCCTCCGTGCACAACATCAGGATCAAGCTGGAGGATGGCGAGCACACCCGCCGCCGGGCTTCCCTGCGGATGCCAAAACGCGCCTGCGAGGATTGGGCCAACCTGCTGCTGAACGACAAGACCACCTTCCAGATCGCTGATGCAAAGACCTCCGCCTACCTGCTGGGCAGCAATGAACAGCAGACCGGCGGCCTGCTGCGCCAGCTGCATTTCTGGGAGAACGCCAACCAGTTGGTAGAAAAAGCCTACTGGTCCGGCACCGGTGCGTTTGTTATGAGTGTGGAGGGGGTAAAGGGCACCCCGGACGGTATCCTGCATCCAGACCCGGCAGGGCGTATTGTGCTGGATTACGACCCGGCGTCCTGCATCCTTCCCATCCGGGTGGAGCGCGGCGTGGTACAGGAAGCGGCTTTTGTCTCTGAATGCCTGATGGACGGCAAGCCCTGCACCTATTTACAGACCCACACCGTCAGCGGTGCCCGGCGCACCATCCGCAATGAATGGTTTGAGATTGGCGAGGAACAGGGCGGCGTGCCGCAGTTCACCCCGCGCAAAGCACCGGACGGTATGGTCTCTGAGATGACCGTAGACGGGTCGCCGCCGTGGTTCGCCCTGTTCTCCCCTGCTGCCCTGAAAAACATCGATCTCGGCCCCGGACTGGGCATGAGCGTGTTCTCGGAAGCGCTGGACAGCGCTCAGGGCGTAGATCTGGCCTTTGACAACTACCGGCAGGATCTCTATCTTGGCGGCAAAAAGATCTTCTACGACAAAAGCCTGTGCAAAACGATCATCGGCGCAGATGGCAAGCCCCGCTTTATCCCGCCGGACGATCTGAGCGTGCAGCAGTTCTATGCGCTGCCCGGCCGTGAAGGCAGTCTGGACGAAAAACAGGAGTGGCACGAGTATAACCCTGACCTGCGCACTGAGCAGAACCACCGCGCCGTACAAGATATGCTGAACCTGTTCAGCTTCCAGTGCGGGCTGGGCTGCCACCGGTACAACTTCGATCAGGGCAAGGTGACCACAGCTACCGAGTATACCGGTAGCCGGCAGGATCTGGTGCAGAGCGCCAACAAGAACCAGATCCCCATCGAGACCGCGCTGATCGGTATCCTGCGGGCGATGCTGTGGGCGGCAAAAAACCTGCTGGGAGCAGATGTAGACCCGAACACCAGCATCTCTGTAAACTGGGATGACAGCTACATCGTCAGCGAGCAGGAGCGCACCGCGCAGCTGCGGGATGATGCCATTGCAGGCCTTGTGCCCCGCTGCCGATACCTGTCTGCCCGGTACGGTCTGAGCGAGAAGGAAGCCCGCCAGTGGGCTGCCGAAGCGGATGCTGAGCGCCGCACCGAGGACACCCTTACCTTTGGGGGTGCGTGATGCTGCCGCCGGAGGTACTGGACACCCTGCCGGATGCCTTTGTGGCGCTGTGGCGGGAGGTGGAGGACAGCATCCTGCGGGACGCTGCTCGGCGCATCGGCAAGATGGACGCCCTTACTGAGACAGCTAACTGGCAGCTGTGGCGCTACCAGCAGACCGAAGCCGTGCGGAACAACGTGGTCAAACTGCTGGCAAGGTACAGCGGCAAGAGTGAGCGCACCATCCGCAGCCTGCTCAAAGAAGCCGCCACCGAAGCCATGGAGCGGGAGGACGCCATCTATTACCACTACGGCCTTGAACCGACGCCCTTTGAAGAAAGCGCCACGCTCAATAACCTGCTGGACGCCGGTTCCCGGCAGACCAACGGCACATGGCAGAACCTCACTGCAACCACGGCAAACACCGTCACAGGGGCGTTTGAGCGCACGCTGGACGCGGCGTGGGGCAAGGTAAGCACCGGTGCCTTTGACTACAAAACCGCCGTCAAACAGGCTGTGGACAGCCTTGCCGACGACCTGCCTGTAGTCCACCTATCCCAGCGGCCACACCGACACGCTGGAAGTAGCTGCCCGCCGTGCGGTGCTTACCGGCGTGAACCAGACCGCAGGCAAGCTGCAGCTGGCACGCATGGACGAGATGGGCGCGGAGTTCGTGGAGACCTCGGCACACGGCGGTGCCCGCCCCAGCCACGCAGAATGGCAGGGACGCCGCTTTCACCGGGGCGGACCCGTGGACTACAACGGCCGGCACTACCCGGACTTTGAAGAAACCACCGGCTACGGCACCGGCGCAGGGCTATGCGGCTGGAACTGCCGTCACAGCTTCTGGCCATGCTATCCAGACCTTGGCGACCCGCCCACATGGACCGGGGAAAGCCTGCGGCAGCTCAACGCCCGGGATATCGAATACAACGGCAAACTGTACACCCGGTACGAGATCAGCCAGATGCAACGTGCCCGGGAGCGGAACGTCCGCCGCTGTAAAAAGCGCTACCTTGCCGAGGATGCCGCCGGGCTGGACACCACCGACAGCGCTGTGCGCCTGAAAGCTGCCCGCCAGAGTCTTGCACAGTTTGCAAAGGACACCGGCAGCCGTGTGGACAGCGCCCGTGTCAGCGTGCCGAAGTTCGGCAGGAGCGAAGCCAGCAGGGCAAGCGCGAAGTCTCAGGCGCATCACACCGAGTGGCTCAAGACCATCAATGCACAAAGCACCAGCCTGAATACTGTTGCAAAATACTATGATGCAAAGTATAATAATACTGAGGAATATCAGCTGCTGATGCATTACAATCACAGCGTTGAAACCGGCTGGCTTTCACCACTGGCAGGCTTTGACTTGTATAAGAGCACACACGAGCGCATTCAGACGGAACTTGTGGGCAAGACTGTTGCAGATGGTACCGTCATCACTGGGCATACCGCTCATTTTATGGAGCGTATGTTCGGCACACTGGTTGATCCAAAGAAATTAAAAAAGGACTTAAAAATCGTTCGCCGAAGTGGTGCGGATTTTGATGATATCAAAGACACATTGATGCATCCTGTCATGCCGCCCAGAACGAAAAAAGATATCTTGGGTCGGAACAGTACGGTATTCTTCGGAAAAAATGCACAAGTCTCTGTAAATGAAAAAGGTGAGCTGATTCAGTGCGAGCCTAAGAAACGAGGTGATCGAATTGGTAAAAATGAGTGACTACTCCCGAAAATTCTTTGAAAGAGAATTGCCAGAAGTTTCGTTGAATGTTGACGATGTCAACAAGCTGCTTGAGCCGCTTTACGATTTGATCATGTACAAAGGCTTTGATGAAAACTGGGATTATAATTCCTTCGGTGAAGATGCCCAGAATGTTTACGATGACCTTTACAATAACAATTGACTAAACCACGATGCACACGCACCGTGGTTTTTGTTTGCCCATTTTCAGGAGGTGACACTACATGAAAAACATTTCCAGTCTGGGGGTGGCAGACATTCTGACCGTTGCATTTATCGTCCTGAAGCTCATTGGCGTAATAGACTGGCCGTGGCTCTGGGTTTTGTCACCTTTTCTTATCAGTCTCGCACTGATTCTCGTCATCTTCGTTCTGTGTGTTCTGGATGAGCTTAAATGCAAGCCGCCCTCGCAACCCAAGAAGTAA